TTTATTTAAAAATAATGAAGTGTAAATATTTCATACAATGTAAAAAAAAATGGCAGGGGTATTGGGACCCCTGCCAAGACCGCTAAGCAGTGTCAGGATTTTAGTCAATAATAATAATTTCAATTTGACTTTACTAGTGTGATTATTAACACTCGTTTTTGAAAAAAAGAAACCCGTCAAGATAATCCAGACGGGTAACTTAAGAAAGAATGTGACAACTCATTCTTAAGCCATGTCATAGGCTCAGACAACTCTTTTTTTCCATATTAAGCAATTTATAAACTGTGCCCGTAATAGTCTCGAAATCAAGGCGGCCACAGGATACTTAGGATTTACCGCAAGGGATAGCCAAAGCCTCGGAGTAACGACCGAGAGACAGCGAGTTAATTCTAACTGGTCGCAAGACTAAGCCTAAGTATTTGATTGTTTTTTATGCAAAATCACACAGCCGTAATGGGCGAAGTACGTCTTGATTAAATGAAGGATAACTTATGAGGATGTTAAAAAAGTCAGAAATGTTAAATGCAGGCACCATTACTAGAAAACAAAATAAAATTAAAAAGATGTATGAAAAATTTAATAAACAAAAAGAAGAAAGAATGAAACAACCTCCGAAAACTATTGTAAGAAAAAAGAATATTGCAAACCCCTAGCGCGCTCACGCTTGCTTGCTCATGACTGAGTACAGTCATCGAGCCTAAGTTATTGGGGGTCGGGTTGTATGATTTTTTAAATACAAATACAAAAATTGTACTAAATAATATTTTCACTAATAATTATTTGCTGTTTATATAATAATAATATAAGAGTGTTTAGAGGTTATGATGAAAGATTTTTTAAAAAGTGCGCGTATTAGAGCGAAGTTATCTCAAAGGGATGTAGCGAACAAACTAGGTTACACTACTGCTCAGTTTGTTAGTAACTGGGAGCGTGGTATTAGCACCCCACCTGTGAAAGATTTAAAGACATTGTGTCGAATGTATAAAGTAGACTTTGAATATACTGTAAATATGCTGATAAGCACCAAAGTGAATGCTTTAACTCGATCAATAATTGAAAATGTATAGATACCCAACTTGCGATAGTGCTGAATATGCTAATCAAATTTTAAATAAATTAGAAATTACGGGGGAGTGATGATTTATATTAAAAAAAGCACAACGGCAGATTCTAGGACTTGTGATTTTTCAAAAGTAACAAAAGAACAATTGCTTGAAAGCACTAATTTACATTTATCAGATATTAAAAAAGGTTTTGATTTTTTTATTTTACTAATGTTGAAACAGTCAGCAAATCACGATTTAACAAAATTAAGTCATATTGATGACTTTTACCGTAATTTTAAATCAGGATGGAAAGAGGTTGATTGGTGGGAACTACATCAAGAAAAAGAACGACATCATTTTAACAATTCAAAATTTATTCAAGATGATGTAAACCTAATTGATATAATTGATCAAATCATTGATGGCGTGATGGCTGGCATAGCTCGCAGCGGACAATATAGACAAGAACACATTAGTCCTGAATTATTAACAAAAGCCTATGAGAATACTGTTAAGCTTTTATTAAATGAAGTTAAATTAGAAACTACGGGGGAGTGATGAAATATAGAAAAAAGCCTGTTATTATTGAAGCAATACAATTTAATAGCAATGATATTTCACCGATGTTAAATGCTTGGGGTTCTTCATTTGGCCGGTGTGTAATTGAGCAAGAAGCTGATTCTCATTTGGTTATCTATACGCTTGAAGGAAATCATATTGCTAATATGGGCGACTGGATAATCAAAGGCATCAAAGGCGAATTCTATCCCTGTAAACCTGACATTTTTGAACTGACTTATGAATTAGAAACTACGGGGGAGTGATGGAAACAATTACAGTTAACGGAAAAGTATATTATTCTGAACAACCAGATATCAAAGGTAATTTGAAAATCGTTGTACTGCAAAGAGGTTGGGTTTTGATTGGCACTTTTGAACAAGAAAGCGATAAATGCAAATTACACAATGCGAGTGTAGTTCGCGTTTGGGGAACAACAAATGGTTTAGGCGAATTAGCAAATGAAGGACCAACGGATAAAACAATATTAGATAAATGCTACGGTCTTGTTGAATTTAATGAATTGACAATTGTTTTATCAATTTCTGCAGATCAAAAAAAATGGCAAAACAAACTATAAATTTTGAAAACCAACAATCAATAATTGGTTATAGCTATGGCTATGACTATGGCTATGGCGATGGCGATGGCGATGGCAATGGCTATGGCTTTGGCGATGGCTATGGCAATGGCGATGGCGATGGCAATGGCGATGGCTATGGCGATGGCGGCAATGGCAATGGCGGCAATGGCGATGGCTTTGGCAATGGCTATGGCTTTGGCAATGGATATGGCTATGGATATGGCTATGGATATGGCGATGGCAATGGCTATGGCAATGGTAATGGCTGGTAAATCAACGGGGGAGTGATGACTAAATATCCTTTGATCGAGGCAATGGGAATAAACGTACATTATGATTATAATTCAGATGATATGTATGTTGTTCATGCAGAAGATCTTGAACAAGCATTGCAAGGTACGCCTGTAATTTATAGCGGAAATGCTTCTGAATCATGGATTGCATTAAAAAATAACTCTACTATTGAACCGTTAACTTTAGACGTTCGTGATGTTCTTGAAGCCCGTGTTGTTTGTATTCAACCCATCAAAAAGAAAACAAAGGCTGAAGCTGCGATAAATTTATTGCAAGAAATTTTAGAATTAGATGAGCCAAAAACTTTGATTATTGAAAGTATTAAGCAAGAAGCTAGAAAAATTTTAGAAATGAAAGATTGATTCTTAAATAAAAGTTATTAAGCTTTATTTATGCAAAAATTATTTCACCAACATTTATTGATTAAAGCTAATGTTAACGAGGCCCCTACAACTGAGTACGAGTTAAATGAATGGCTCAGAGAACTTGTGGCAGATATTAGAATGAAATTAGTCATAGAACCCCGTTCTTTTTATGTTACTACTCCCGGCAATGAAGGTTTGACAGGGCAATGTGGGCTTGAAACGAGTCATTGCTCTGTTCATATTTGGTCCGATGTAAAGCCGAACATCGTGCAAATGGACGTCTACTCATGCAAAGAGTTTGATGCAGATACAGTCATTATGAAGCTGAAAGAATGGGATTTAATTAATTATGAATCCATGGTTATTGATAGAAATGATAACTTTGTAGTGACTGAAGTTAGAAAGTTAAATCATGCTTGAATTGCAAACGAGGGTTTGCCCTTCTTGTCATAAATCTTACAGGGTACTTGCGACTAGCAAACAAGTTTTTTGCACAAAAAGATGTATTGAATTTAGAGGTGGTAAACGTAATAAATTTACCACCCAGGAATTATCAAATTATCGCCGTATGGGTTTACTTTCCGTTTCTAAGAAATTCCCAAGCCCTTAAAGATTGCAGCTACTCCCAGTTGTTTTTCCCTAGCCAAAGGATTGTAGATGCCATCTGCGGTGTATTTACCAACCTCAGGACTATGGTTTGTACCTGCCCACACATAAGGGGTGTATAAGCCTTTATTGCGCATTCCTAGACCGTTGTACTTTTCGGACATTACAAGACAACTTGTTGTTGTTTTAAATTTTAAATGGTCTAGGCCATCGTATTTAATCGCATCAATCGCTGCCTCCTCCCAAGTTTTAAAAGGCCCTCGACCTTTTGGAACGTGCTTAGTGGGTCCAGGTAACGGGTCGCCATTATGCAAGCAGGTTTTAAAATTTAAAGAAGCTTCGCGGTAATGTAATGCTGCTATTAAATACCAAGGAACGCCTGTCTTCATTTCTACGGCTTCGTACTTTAGTTTATTGTCTAAAATCTTTTTGCAAATCAAACCAATTTCTACGGTTCTGTCTTTATCGACAATGCAAGTTGTCCAAAGTGCATTCCAGTCGGGGTTTTTTGTCGTTCCAATGATATTAACTTCATCATGATCATAGGTCGGTTTTCTAAAGATTGCTTGAATCCAATCAACAAAAATCATTATTTATCCTTTAAATATTTTCTGAGTTTTAAAAATTCTTGCATATTTAAACCAACCACGCCGTCGCATCTATACAAAGGAACCTCTTCCAAAAGTCTACTAGAAAGAGTGTCTTTGTCTGTAATGACTCGAATGCCGCAAATATTGTGCTGAACATCTACAACATAAAGATGCGTGATAGGTGCGTTATTAAGATTTTTACAACCCGACAAAAAAGCAGTTCCAAAGATTAAGAGTTTAAGATAATGCTTCATCTTCAGCCTTTCTGCGCTCTTCACGACTGACACCTGCATCAATTGTTTTTTGATACTTTTCAGCTTTCTTTTCAATCTCTTCTAATTGCTTTTTGTCTTCTAAATATTCCAAAATATTTTTTTGCGCTAAACCAGCGTAGTATTTTAAAATAGAAACGGACAAAGCAACTAGAAATGATTCAAGCATGTTATCCCTCTTTGCCGTCAATTTTATCAATGTGAGGTAAGATAATGCCGTCTAAAAAATTAAGAGCAGGCATAATAATGTCATCTACTTTGTTTTCTGACATAGTAGCCGATTCAATAGCCCAGTCTTTTAAACAAGTGTAAGCAATTTGAGCCATATCCTCAACTTCGGGCATTCCCTTTGCCATCATTTTATTCGCAAGATCTTTTATATCATATGGTTTTTCCATTTTACTCTTTCTTAAGTCCTACATGGACCTCTATTTTTGAAAGTCTATCATTGTGTGCTTTTTCGAGCGACTTAATTGCATCAATTAATTTACTAAACTGAAAGTCGATAATTTTTGTTAAATCTTTTTTTAAGAGATAGTACAGGATAATAAATTGAACTAACTGCGTGACATCAAGACCAATTCTTTTAGCCTCTATTAGCAAGTTGAAAATATCCATTAAACCGCCCTCGCCTGAATTGAAAAGATTGCTGAGCCTGCGGTTATATTAACAGAGACTCGTAAGTAAATTAAAGAGTCAAGCTGACTTAAAGTCCAGAAAATGTCGTCGTCACCTGCAATACTGGCCTGCATGTCTTTCAGAGAAAACCAACTAGACCCGTCTAATGAGCCTTGAACTGTGGCCGTAGCGGCTAGACTAGACGCTGATATTGTGTGCAACTCAATCGCAACTGAGGTATTGTTATTGATTGCCCATTTGTCAGTGCTAAAAGACGCATTTTTAGACGTTAAAGGGTAAAGCGTTACGGGATTGATAAATGCTACTGCGTCTTTCATTATTCAAACTCCGTCCAACTTAGAGAGTTGTAAGTTGTTAGCGTTCCACTCGTCGCCGTTGCATAAACAACAAACATACTTGATTGAGTGCAAGCATAGTTTTGAGAAATCACGCTGTTATGACCGAGCGTGGTAAACTCACTTGCAATACCGCCGCCTGTGCCTCCATTTCCTGAAGCGATATAGACAGCATCTAGCTTATGTTCATCTGTCGCAGTATAGGCACTAATGTTTGTCGATATTTCTATGCAAGAATCATTTTCTACGTCTGACCATGTGCCCGTGGTTGCAGTAACACCCGACACTTTAATAATTTCAAGATAGGCATTACCTGAAATTGCTAGTGCGTCCATTTGCTTCAAACGAACGAGGCGACGGTTAGGCTTTCCGTTGAATGACGTTTTTAATCGAATTGCTAAGACCATGGTCCTAGTTGTTGACACTGACTTGCCAGTCGCTCCGTTGCCCGCTGCAAACTCATAGCCGGGTATCTGATAACCGCCGTCACTTGCTACTGAAGTACAGATTTGCTTCATGCTGCCGGTGCCCGTTGGTGTGCCTGTATTTCTTATTTCATATCTCACAGGCAAATTAGGGTTTGCCATGTAAGTTGTTGTACCAGTGTTTGCGTGGTGTATTTGGTGACATAAATAAATTTTTCCATTGAAACTAAATCCATAAGACACAGTGCCGACACCCAACCACTGAAATTGAATCAAAAAGATTTGCCGCATCGAGAAGTCAATAGTGATGCCACTAGGTCCAGTGCCATCTAGTTTATCAATATTGAAGTCAGTTCTCTTGACTCTTGTATCTACTGGGCTGCCGGACGTGTTTGATCTAACAACTACATAAAGGTCATCTGAAGCTAACTCAAAAAAAACACCATTGTAGTTATCAAAGTAACCAATGCGCTTTACTCGTCCAGTTTCTTTGCTCTCAAAGTTACCAGTGAGTAAGATGCGCTGACCGTTGCCTGCGATATAAGGAAAGTACATGTAGGTTTGTCGTAAGCAATAATCATTTGCTCCACTGCCAACTTGGATATGAACCGCGGACTCATCAGACAAATAAGTAGAGACGCCGCTTGTGTCTGTAATATCTTCCCACACGGTCGGTTGTTTGCCGAATAAAAATTTAGACTCTAGCAAACCATAAGATTGTGAGACTCTTAGTTTAGAAAAAGCGTCAAAGTTTAATTTAGAGTTAAGGTCTTGCTCCCCTGACAGTATTTCTGTCAGGGTTGTCTCAGTAGCCGCATTAACAGGCACCACTTGCGCCGGGAATACAAAATGCTGCATCTTAAACCTCTTCTTGATTTATAAGCTTGCGATAATTTTCGTCTCTATTCATTAAAACATAATTTGCAGCACTAAAAGATTGCTCGCCACCTTGCTCAAGAGCGGTTCTTAATAAACGCTCATAAGGGGTGCCAGTTGTCTTTTCCATGATGCTAGATTGATCGGGTCTAGTTTTTGGTTTCTCTTCTTTTTTCTTAGGTTGCATTCGTAAAACTGCACCTGTCCCTGCTGCTGCACCTGCTGCCTCTTGACTTGGCAATTTTGCCTTTAGACTTTCATATAAAGCTGCTCTTTGTGCTTGTGCTGCTGCCTCAGCTTCAGCCTTTGCACCTGCACCGGCTAAAACTTCATTCAATGTCTGAAGAGATTGTTTTTGTTTTTGACCGGTTAATACTTTGCTCAAAGCAGTTTGCTTCAAAGCTGATACTGGACCTTTTTGAATCACTTCTTGAGTAAAGGTGCCCGGTTCAATTGCTTTCATAAAAGCGTCAACTGTGCCCGAAGGATTAACTTCATCCAAAAACCTGCGCGCTAAATATCCATGATCGGCAAGAGCTTTCATGCGTTCGATTTGTTCAGGCGATAAGCTGCGACCTAAAAGATTTTCATTTTGTGCAATAAATCTACGCATGTCGTGCGGTTTGAAACCTCTCACTTCATCAAATGACTTTTTGTATCCTTGTTGTAAGTAGCTCGCCAAAATTTCATTATATGCCTGAGGCCCTAAATATTCTGATACAATTTGTTGATTGTTTGGATTAGCTAGGACTTTTTTAACTACTCCCTCAGGATTAGCTGAGTAGATTTTATTTAATGACTCTAGTTTACCACCAATCATCTTTTCAATGTTATCAATTGCTTGCTCATTTTGTGCATAAGCCCTAAAAGTTTCACGCATTTCAGGAACTTTTTTTGCAGCCATTTCTTCAAGTTGATCAAGCATCAATGTGCGAACTTTTCCGAGTTCTTCAGTAGCTCCGGGATTAGCCGGGTCAATCATCTTGCGTAAATAATCGCGCTGTCTTTTAATATCGGTAAAACTAATTTTGCCATTCAAATCATCAAACACTCTTTTGATAGCATTGTATTCCGAATCACTTAAACCTGTTTTTGTATTATTAGGTTTTAAAATCATCGCGCCGGCCTCATCAACATCTAATAATGGAGCGGCCTTTGTGTTGTTAATGACTGCACCTTTTAAAAAATCAACATCCTCCGGTGTCAGCGGTTTTGATTTTTGCATTTTTTCAAAAAGTGGCCCAGCTTCGGTTTTGTGTGTGTTGTATTTTGTTAATGCGTCTTCAATAAATTTATGACCTTGGTCAGTTGGTTTTAAAATATTACCGCCGCCAATATCATTAATTAAGTTTTCCGTTTTCTTTGCCGATTCGTTCAGCATTGCAATATTGTATTTTGCAAGTTGAGATTTTTGAGGGCTGCTTAAATTATCAAAATCACCTTTCAAATTTTTCATTGCTTTGGGGTCTTCAAACATTTTGAAATGCAATTCAGTTGGAGGAACTTGCAAATCAGGTAAAGTTGTTTGAATTTCACGCATTCTTTTAAGTTGCTGCATTTCATCTAAGCCCGACGGAGCTTTCCATTCAGCAATCTCTTTGATTGATTGCGGAGCTTTGACTTTGAACAACTCACCTTGAGTTTTTACAACTTGCTCACCACCGCCAATAGTTGCCTCTTGATTAAGGATGTTTTGCAAGTCTACTTGTTGAATAGCTTCTTGTGCGCCCTTTGTTGAGCTTTTAGCACTCGCCAATGCTTCGGCCTCGGCTGCGCCTTTGGCTGCCGTCTCAGCACCTTTTAATCCCTTAAATAATTCAGCTCCTTTAGTGATACCCTTAGCTGCTGCTGTCCCAAGCATTAAAGGGTCTTGCACCATTTCAAGCCCAGCTCCGTAAATATCAGCAGGTGATAAACCTCCCCCTAACATTTTCGGAATGCCGTATGTTTCACCATAAGTTGCAGTTGGTGCCCCCATCATAGCAGCTTGCTCGGCTCCCGTTGGTGCTTTTTCTAATTTTTGTCCCGTTGTAGTTTCTGTTACAAATTTTCTTATAGGTGCGCCAGTATATTCATCAATTTTACCAAGGCCGGCCAAGAATCCAGCCCCTAGCATTTCAGGTCTTAAAGTATAAAAAGGCACATCTTGTTTGACTGGCACTTCTTGCCAGTCATCTACAGGGACCTCTTGCCAATCATCAATTTTTTTATTGTTTCCCACTTAAAACCTCCTCAGTACCGTCTGAGTAAATCACTTTAGTTTTATTCTGAGAGGGGCTATACATCTTTTTGCTAACTGATTTCTCAGCTTTTCTTAATGAGGGCACTTGAGGCGTTTCGACTTTTTCAAATCGCTTTGCACCGGGACCCGCACCTAACAAAGCAGTTTTTTCTTTTTGTTCTCTCAAAGCGGCTTTATTAACAACAACCTGAGAACTATCGCCCGGCTCTTCAAAATAATCTTTTGCATAAGCCAAGCGCTCACTTGGTGCAATTGCTGCCCCTGAAGCATCTCGTAAGTAAGTTTCAACCCACGCGCTTTTTGCGGCTTGCGCTTCTTTGGCTGAAGCTGATTTTAAAAAAGAGGGAGTCCATGACTGAGATTGTAACCAATCACCATAAGAAGTTGGGTCATAACCTTGCCATCCTGTTTCCTTAGCGCCTTTTTTAATTGCTGCTTCATATTGTGAGGCTGCAGTTTGGCCAGCTTGAGCAAGACCTAACTGTTTAGCTTGTACTCCTGAAAGTTCTTCTTTTTTGGCTATACGTTCAGCAGCTTGAGTTTCCATTTGCATTTTGCGCAATTCTTGATTGCCCTCTGCAATTTGCTTATTTTGTTCAAGTTGCAATTTTCTAAATTCATTATTGCTTGCCGCTTGGTCTTTTTGTTGTTGAAGTTGCATTAACTTAGTGTTCAAAGTTTCAGCAAGCTGAGCTTTTTTCATTTCTAAATCACGTTGCTTATTAATCTCGCCAAGTGTTTGCTCTTCAGCTAGTTTCCTTTGCTCTGTAAAAAACGGTGAAGTTGTGCCGACTTTTTGACCGCCGATCACATCACCTAGGTTTGCAAAGGCTTGAGCGGTATTTAAACCGCCCAGTTGTTCTGCGTATTTCTCTTGTAGATATTTTTGCAGTTGTTCATCCATAAAGATAATTTCCTATTTAATTTTAGTTGGTGCATTTGTTCCGGCATAATATTGAGCACCTGTTTGCAAAAGACCACCGACAAGCTTATTTTGAGCCGCTTGCTGTTCACCCATTTGCCCAGCCAAGTTTTGCAAACCTTGAGATTGTCCTGTCGCTTTAGCTAATTGATTTTGATAATTTTGCTGAGCTAGTCCCAAGTTGTACATCTGAGCTTTGTTTTTCTCTGCTACGGATTGTTGAGCCATTTGTTGAGCAATTTGCGCATTTTGTTGTTGAGCAAGATTTCTTGCTTGAACATTAGAAGAGCCAACTTGTTGCAAGTTTGCTGCGTTAAATCTTGCAATTGCATCCTTAGCCGCTGCCACTTGGGATTGCTGACCAAACTCTTGTTGTTGCATCTGACCGCCCAATTGTCCGCTCTGCATAAGTGCTTGCAAGGCTCTTTGCTCTGCTTGCGCTTTAACGTCTAGACCTTGTTGAGACATGCGGTTAGCTGCGCCTTGAGCTGCAATCTGTTTTGCGACCATTTCAGACATGCCGCCACCCATGCCACGAGTTGCAAGATTTTGCTGTATAGCACCTTGCTCACCTCTCAATGCTGCTTGCTGCTCTGTTTGTATTTGTGCAAGTCGAGCTTGATCGGTCGCACTCATTCCAGTTTCACCGACGTCTTGAAGTTTCATCAGCGCATTCATTTGCGCTTGTCTTAACGCTGGGTCTGTAGTGACACCAGTCATTGAGGTTTGACCCAAGGTGACAGCTTGCTCCGCTTCGGGCACTAAAGTCACCACTTGTTGATAAAGTTCTGGATAGTATTCTTTCAACACCGGCAAAGGCACTTGATTAATAATTTCTTGAGCGCGATTCATCGCCTCAGTTTGTGCTTTTTGTTGATTTTGTTGATTTACTAAAGTGGCGAGGCCAATCCCGGCCCCTATAATCGCAGGTATCATGTTATGCGCCTCCCGGTTTAATTTTCATTCTAATTCCCGAAGGGGTCTCGGGTGATTTGACGATATTTTCAGCCCCTAAATTTTGTAACTCAGCTAATTTTTGTTCCATAGCTGGAATCCATTGCAATTTATAACGTACTTGATTCAATTCAAAATCATTTAAACCAAGAGGATTTTGTCCGTGTGCTGTCGCCCATTTTGCTTGGTTAGCCGCAATACTAGTGCCTGTTAAAAATTCATTTTGTACAGCTTCATAAGCCTTTTTCAATCCCTCATAAGTGTTCATGTTATTTAAAAGCTCTGGACTTAATCCATATTGTTCAGGTCTGTATCCAGTTTGGCTAATGATTTGATTTGTTTGATTTTGAACGTCTTTAATTCCAGCCTCTGAGCCTTGGAACTCTTGTTGTCTTGCTGCTAACTCATTTGCAAGTTCTTGCTGTCTAACCTCAACCGGTTTGTAACTTGGTTGACCAAGAGCTAATTCTTGAGCGTTGCCACCGATAAAATTCATAAGATCGTTATATTTTTGTCTCTCTTGCTCTGTCGCAATGTTTTGCACAGTTGCTTGCGCTGTCGGTGCAGCAATAAAAGAACCTAAACTTGCGTTATAGACTCTTTGACCACCGGTTAAACCAAGCATTGCCATAGTCTCAGGACTTAAAGTTAAATCTTGCAAATCTTCAGCCGCTGTTTTGTATTCATTTTGCTTGTTAGCTTCAGCCGCTCTTTGTTCAATCGGTGATAAAATACCAGTTCTTGCAGCAGTCTCAGCAGGTGCAAATGCTGCAATATTTTTAGCAGCTTGCTCTTGAGCAATTTTCACGCCTTGCTGTGCTTGTGTTTCGTAGCCTTTCAAAACATCTGCTAAACCTGCATATTTTTGCCCAAGACCTGAGATTGTTTCACGCCCTGCTTGTGATTGAGCAAATAAAGCTTGGTCTAGAATATTCTGCCCAGACTGGCCGCCATACCCTGCACGTCCGTAAGCTTGCTGTAAAAGTCCCCGTTGTCCGGTCTCAGTTTGTGCCCCTTGCACAGCCTCTTGAGCTTTAGCGGCTTTTTGTTGTTCTTGAGCATAAGAGCCAAGACCCGTAACATCTTGCGGACCTTCATAACCGCCCGTTTGACGTGCTTTAGTATATTGCTCTTTGGCAGTTGGTGCAGCAGTGCCTTGAGTAACTTGACCTAAAATTTCTTCAGGTTTGTACTCGCCCACTTTAGGAGCTTCAGTTGCTAGTTGTTCGCCTGCTTTTTGTGCTTCAGTCGCAGCAGTCTCAACCTGCCCAGCTACTTTCCCGGCCATTTGCTGAGCTTGTGGTTGGTTAGCTTGCAAGTATTGCTGAATGTTTTGGAACTGACCGGATTTTTGAGGTGCAGCTTTTCCCTTGCCACTTGGGACATTCATTTCTATCCCAGTGCTTACCCCAGAAATATTAGGGGCTGCCGTGGTTGCTTGGGCTGCTGTTTGATTTTCATCGTCTAATCTAAAAGGCATTTTAATCCCCTAACCGTAAATGACTAACAGTCTTATTGTATATATTTGCGAGGCTGTTAGGCCAGAAATACTCGATATAACAATTTCATTATTCGTAAAGGTCCAGTCAATCGCAGGCACTAACGCCGCCGGTGCTGATAGCGTGTTATTATAAGAATAAATTAACATCATACCTTTAGGGTAAACATTAAATTTTGTTCTAAATCTAAGAGGAAAGTTGTTAGCTTCATTCTTAAATTTTACTTCTTTAATCTCTTGATAAAGATTATCAGCAACGGTCAATTGATTGTTAAACGCAAGACTCAAGTCATTAAACATAAGATTGAGGGGGGTCAATAAAGACCCTATCCAACTTGCTTGCTCTTTAAATGCTTCAACAATAAATTTCTGTGGTTTAATTTGTGCCATCTATTCCCTCGTCATTCTTTCAGAGACGTATTCAAATTGCACAGACAAACCGTTCATAGCCCAAGCTGCGAATGCGTTTTTGATTTTTAATCTCACGCTCAATAATGAGCCTCTTGATTTCTCACGCATGACAAAGACTCGAATAGGCTTAGGTCTTAAGACGCCACCCCAAGGGATAGTACCCCAAGGAAAACCACCCCATGAACCTGTGCCGTAGTCGCCTGTTATTGTGGTGTCATCATAACCGCCGCTTAAGTCTGTATAAAATGAAGTTGTACCGGTTGCGAAATTCTTTTCACGGAATAACCAAGCGACCTCTTGATAAATTTTCATCACCCCGGGATTGTCATTAGTGATATTTGTAAACTCAAGCTCGCAATCAATGGCTTTGATGATTGTCACTGCACCGACAGTCCAAGTTTTTAGATTTGAAACGGTAACAGTGCTTAATACTGCATCAATTTCAGTGATGATTGAATAATTAGCAGCGGACTCATAAAGCACATCACCAATCTCAATATCATCAATAGAGTCTAGCTCTACAACTAGGTCTGAATAGCTAACTATATTGTAACCCGAAAGACTCTCATCACAAAAATCATTAGCTGTAAAAGTCTTGCGCTCTTGGAATATGTGATGAGTACCGCCTTGAGCAAAATACAATTTGTCATCATCAGGATTTACAAAGCCATGGACTAGACCCTTATTCCAAGTTGTCCATTTGCTTGTGATTGTATTAAACACAAAGGCTTGTGTCGGATATGTGTCACTAGCTGCACCAATAGTGAATAAGATAAATTTTCTATCTGTCTCGTAAGAAATACCATAGGACAAAGTTTTAAGTTTATCGTAGTCAATACTGATTAGCTCTTTGATTTGGTCCTCAATAGGTATTGATTTGATTTCAACACCAAGGTCAGAGATTGCAACGATACCTTGGTCAGACAAGCAATAGATTTGATTATTCACAACAATAGCAGAGTCAGGAGCAATGATTTTTGTTGAGGTGTCTAGTGGTGCAATCGTCCAGTTGCCGCTTGCGCCTGTTACCCTGAAAACTCCGTCGTCTTTTAAAATGAACAATGAATCTCTGAGTGCAAGAATGCGTCTGATCGGAAAGTTGTTTGAACCAACTCTCTGTAAGTGAGACGCAGGCACATGCTCAGCTTGATTGTCTTTCGACCATGCCAAACCGTTAATGTACTCTTCATTGTCGCTCACGCCGTCATCAAGATTAAATGCCGCTGCTTTTGAAGTTGTTACGGTGAAAGATACTTGGTCAATAGTTCTCTTTTCTAAAAGGATTTGACCCGGCAACTCATCATAACCGCTCATGTAGTAAGCATAAATGGATGTATTGGCAGCATATTGATTAATCACTTTGACTAATGATTGAGCAGTGTCCGCAATATTTTGCGCTGCTGAGCCTGAAGTTGTGATTTTAAACTGAGCAGTTGCAGTGTTCTCAGTAGATTGCCCAGTGAATACAATTGAGTTAATTGTGATTGTGTCACCATTCACTAGACCTGTACCGCCCACAGAAATCAAAGAAATGAAAAGCTTGTGAGTTGTTCTAGTGTTTGAATAAAAAGTAAAACCCTTAAAAAAAGCAAGGTCAGTTGCAACCGGGGGAGCGTCGTTAGTTTCAGCCGGTCCCTCTTGTGATGAGTTAGTGTAAAGAAAAGCACCCATCAATGAGACAGGCGTGCTATCTGTGTAAGTTACAGACTTCGCAGAAATTTGTCCTGCACTTGGATTTGCTTCATAGACTAACTGAAGCTCATCATTTGGCTCATCTGTCGAGCTTGCTGATTCTTTCGAGCGATATACTTGGAAAAAGTCATTTACTGTGATGCCGGCTGGAATTGTGAAAGTTAAAGCAACGTCACGAGTACCGCCTGAAGTATTAGGCACGATGATACGTTGAGAAGGTGCACCTAGGTAAAGATTATTATTGGCATCTTTAGAACCCCACACAATACGATAAGCAACTTGTGTGTTGTTGGCCATGAAGCCACTCGCGCCCGTTGTAGCACCTGAACCGTCTAGACCTTTAGGCATTCCAGTCGCATAGACAGTGCCGTTGTATGTATCAATCACACGGACACCTACTGAAGTCGTAAAGTAGCAATTACCAGCTGCCTTTAAAAAGCGCATTCTTGCATAGTCATCATCAGGATTTGCGAAAGTTGCGCCTGAGTTGTACTGAGTCCAACCGCTGTCATAATACGCTAGTGTGTTGTCAGAGATTCTGTGAGCAATTAAGTGCCCTTGAAATTCAAATAAACGGTCGTGCCTAATAGTATCTGGGGTTGGTGAATTAGGATAATAGTCCATGCCACGGCGAGGTTCTCCCACGCCGTCCTTATCAATCACAAGATTTTTAGCAATGGTCAAAGCACCGGGAGCAACTTTACTCAATTGATTTGAGTTGGTGTTTAGTCCATTGATTTGAAGCAATAAACTTTGAGACATTAATACCACCTGTTTGAGAAGAAATTAAGCAGACGGCCAGAGCGGAAAGAAACTGAGTCATTTTCTACACGAGGGTCTAGCATTCTGATTGCGTCTTGCTTCACTCGTTCTAAAACCTTCGCTTCAAAATCCATTGCTTTGTCTTTTTTAGATGAAAGTGCCGCAACTAGCGCAGATTGTACTAAGACAGGGTGCATCTCTTCAGGCACCATTGCGACGGGTGCCTCTTCAGCTAAGCACAACCAATCACCAATCTCTAAACCGTCGGGGATTTCAGTCATTGTGATAGTAGTGCCTGATACTCCGACAATTGCATTGTCATAGCTTAAAAGGTCATAAGGATTTTTATTTTGCACAAAATCACAAAGAACGCCGGTTGTGAAAGTAGACGGTACAGAACTGACCTCGACATTATTATTTGCAGAATCAATTGATACAACCTGACCACAAGCTGTAGTCATTACGAGCTTGTTAGGTCTAGCGTAATATTTCATTAACAGAGTACCGCTCACAAATTGATTAGCTAACTCAACTGAGTTTCTAACAATATAATAACCTGTTAAATTTGCCGGTCTGTCCTCTTCAAATAATCTCTTTAGTGGGATTAGATTGCCGCCGGTGTCTTGCACTTGCAAATCACGCAGCTTTGCGCCGATAGCTCTTGACGGTAGACGGTAGCTTGCATTTTGAGTGACAGTGAAGTTTTTAGTTAAAAGAAAATAATCCTCTGAGAGTGCAAGCATGGTCGGAATAATCTCAGTTTTCATTTGATGATTAAACAAAGCCAAGAAATCAGAGTTACTAAAGAGATCATTGGCTGTAGGGAATGACCCTTTGATTTTTAAATTGCTTATTAATTCGCTCGTGTTCATCCCCTACCCCTTTTTATTTTAAAAATTTCATTAGTTTCATTTTCATTTCAGGCGGCAAATCTTTAAGCTCTGAGATATCCTCTAATAAATCCATGATACCTTGAGGCTCTTCACCTTCATTTTCATATTCGCCTTTTTCCATTTCTGGCATTTCAGCCATAGGCTCTTTATCGTCCTCATGAATTTTCGGCATGTCCTCACCCATTGGCATTTCTTTGTCCATAGGTTTTGCAATAGTAACTTTAGCAGCTACCATGCTTGGCTTTTTAAGTTTCATCAACTTATTGCCGTCCTCTTCATCAAGAGCACCCATCAAGTCTTCTAAAATTTTGCTTTTTAATTTCATTGGGTCCATTAATAATTCTCCTCTTTAATCAAAGTCTGAATTGAATACGCAATCGAACCGGCAGAAATAGCCCACACGATTTGCACAAAGTTGAACATTGGGTCTACTTTTTCATGAATGAATTTTGAAGTAGCTGTCACGCTGTTAGTTACACCTGAGTCGATGAAAGTTGTGCCATCAAGTGAGTATTGCAATTTGTAACTTGCGCCTGATAAAGCACCCGGATTTGCGACTGTAAGATTCAACAAAATACCGTATCCTTTAGATTTGCTCACATCTACAGCAGTCAAAGTTGTAGCACTTGTGATTGTGCCGGTGACTGTATTTAAGTTAATAGGTTTCATCGTTTACCCTTTCAATCTTTGTTGGATTTTATAGATTTGCACTTCTAATTGATCGGCCATGCCACCCAATAGTTGCTTAGTACCTTCTGAATAACGCCCTTGTTGGCAAAGTTTATCAATCTCTGCGCAAAGCTCTTTGCTGATTGCTAAGCAACCTTTAAAGCAAGTGTCATTGTCATTAAAAGAATATTTAGCTTGAGCAAGATATTGAGCAGCCATCACTTGCACTTGAACCGGGTCAACCTCTTCACCAAGTCCAATCATGCGCTCAATCACACCATCGTAAAACCCTTCAGTCATTCCGTAGAAATCACCGAAAAAAGAATGGTCTTGAAAAAATGTTTTTTGCCCAACAAAGTTGTGACAGTTGTGTCCGAAGAGTTGTGCAAAACGTAGATAAATCAATAGTTGATTCATTTTACTTTTCCTTTGTTAATAAAATTGCAATGTCTGAGACCATTTGTTTAATCGCATTTTTCAATGCATCTAAATCACCGCACGCATCTACTTGCTGAGGGAATGAAAATAAGCGAATCGCTGCATTTTGTTGTGCTGCTTTTACAGCATCAATCTGTGCTTGTTCTGCAGCTACTTGCGCAGTCATGTCCTCGACTGTGATTTCATATTCAGCAGGATGCACAATTTGATATGCAGGTGTAGTCTTTTGAACTTGAACGCCGTCTACTATTTCAAGCTCAATTTTTTCTGGGACTTCTTCAATCCATTGAGGTCGCCCCCAGTGTGCTGATTCTTGTGCCCAAGCGAGGTATTCGTCTACTTCTGCTTGAGTTTGTTTTTCTAACCACATGTAACCATGAACATTTGAGTGTATATTAATTTTAAACATTAGAATGTCCCTACCTTTTTAATAGTACACCAACTTGTTACGTTAGCAGCAAGTGAACCACCACTTATTGTCAAACTAGTTGCAGCTCTAAAATCAATGTAATCACCAGCATTTAATTTAATATCACCAGACAAGGTTGAAATTGCATTGGTTGGTCCATATCCGAGAGCCATATAAAAAGATCCATTTTTATATAGTCTTAAATAATCTGGCGATCCCGTTCCGTTTGTGTAAAGAATCACAGAATACAATCCAGCAACAGGAGCCGTAAATTTCCAGCCAGAACCTACAACCGTTGAACCAGTATAATCGTAAACTTTAGTGTCAAAATTAAATGGAGCTGAACTTGTTCCAGTTGTGTTAGCACTTGCATAGTAAAACGCTGCCACTGTGTCTGTCGCTGCGATTGATGAGGGGCCTGAAAGACGTTTGATTGTTACAGATGACAAAGTTGTGCCTGAAATAGTAAGAGTGTTGTCAGCTCTAAATGATATGATATCACCAGCTTTTAAATTTGGAATATTAGTAGAACCAGAATTCCAAGATGTCGTGACAGTTGATTGGACTTGTTTTTGTTGAACAGCATTTAGCCATACTTGCACATTCCCTGATCCAGATGCTGCAAGTAAAGCTGTTGATATATCATAGTCACCAGCAACAGGAACAACGTAAGTTGTGCCAGTCCATGATCCAGTAGAATCTTTAACAGTTGTTAAAGGTAAATTAGTGACGTTTGTAGTTAAAGCCTGATTTGAAGCTACATAGCCAACAAAATCCACAACTTGCTGTGTAGTCTGATCGCTCATTTGAACGCATGAAGACCAGCCTAGAATAGGGAGAGAAAATGAAAAAACTCCGCGGGATCCTGTATTAAATGCACTATTCCCATTAACCGGAGCAAATTGTCCGCTAGTGACTCCAACCGCCGTATATACAACAATTGAGGACGTTGAGGTATCTGTATAGATAGGCCAATTTCCTTGTCCTGTCGTAGGGAAAGAGCTGGCGGCTGTCCCTGAACCAAGATTGTAAAGTGCACCTGCATAATTCGCTTTCACTGACGTACCAATTACTGACGAATTTATACTTAATCCTGACGGCAATGAAATTGAAAGAGCTGTCGCCGTAGTTGTTCCGACAACAAACTCACCTCTTGCCTCTAAGTTAGAACCTACGCGCCTCCACCAACACCCATTGCCTGTAGTTACAGTTCCAAGTCCAGTGTAAGTCGGAGTGTAACTTGTCCAATCTGTAATCGGCGTTCCGTAAACATAAGCTGAGGGACTCACACCAACAACCGCCTCGACTTCCCATGCAGTTGTCGCAGTTTCGGAAACATAAGCAATGAGCTTCATGTTTGTGGCGTCGTATGGCGTTTGAATATTAGCCGCAAAATCCGCACTAATTGTCGAGCTATTGCTGAACATTTTAAAAGTGGATGGCTCTGACACTGTATAAGTTGAACCATTATCATTTGAAAAAGCGCAATACCAAATTAACGATGAATTGGTAGAATTATAACCACCAACAAATGTACCTGAATTGATAATATATTGAATATTAATTTGTAAAACTTTAGCACGATAACCAAGACCTAGAGCGAATGAATATTCAATAGCTCTACCTTGATAATTTGCACCGCTTGATTTTGTGAAAGTTAAAGAGCTAGTCCCCGGTCCTACAGGCGTCGTGCTTGTTGACCCTATTGCAAACTTACCGGAGCCACTTGATGAAGTGAATGAGCCGCTAGGTTTTGCCGCTGCTGTATATGAACCTTCAGTCCAACCAGTAGTCCCCGCGGAGCCATTGCCGTTTGTGATAAAGTTAATCGACCCACCACTACCAGAACCCACCTCAACTAAAGTCGTCCCATCATCGACATAAAGTTTATCAGTGTCAGAACCGTAAACCAAAGTTGCCTCTTTGCGAGTTAAAGCATCAAGATTGGTTTTTGTGTTTTTCGGCACTGTTAAACGTGAAGTATTTGAAGCCGTGCCGCCTTCATAATCTTTATTTGTTAACTGTACCGCCGCCGCGTTTTTAGTCGCGTCTGAAGTATTATCGACATTGCTTAAACCTACAGCAGACTTATCAAGAGTTTGCCAAGATTTATCACCACGCCAGTATTGCGCGGTAGTGCCTGCGCTTATTGTTGGCTCTTTAGCGTTTAACTGAGTTTGTACGCTTGAAGTAGCGTCTAGGTAACCTAGTGTTGTGCTAGTAATAGTTGAATGAGTTGGGATGCCGTTTGCGTCTGAAATAAGAACGCGTGCCGCTGTTATAGCTGAAGCCTCAACAATTGCACCGCCGCTTGATTGCATAATGCGGTTATTGTTAAGAGCAGTCGTGCTATTAGTACCGCCTTGAGCTATCGGCAAATTAGTAATTGTGCCTTCTTTGGCATTCAATTGAGTTTGAATGCTCGAAGTAGCATCTAAATATGAAAGAGTTGTTGTTGTAATAGTTGAATGAGTCGGGATGCCGTTTGCATCTGAAATCAATACTCTAGCTGCAGTAATTGCCGCCGCTTCGACGATGGCACCTGAGCTTGATTGCATGACTCGATTATTATTTAAAGAAGTACCTGAATTAGTACCACCCTTTGCAATTGATAAAGTTGTGATAGTCGGCTCTTTGCCGTTGAGTTGTGTTTGGATTGAGCTTGTAGCGTCTAAGTAACCTAGTGTTGTTGTTGTCACGCTTGAAGCTGATACGAAACCCGAAGCATCGGAAACAAGAACGCGTGAAGCGGTTACGGCTGCAAGTTTAGACAATGCAATAGCTGCACCGGCTGAAACGTCTGCATTTACAATTGCACCGGAGATTGTGATTTTAGTGCCACCGAAAGTAAGATTGTCAGAAGAGTCTACAACTAGAGATAAATCCGAAGTATTTGCAGCATTTCTCCATGCTACCGCTTGAGTGTTTCCAAGTCTGAAAATGCCAGAACCGGCAGGGTTAGTTGCTCTTGATTTTACATAAGCTGTTTTAAGTCCGTAAGTCGCGCCGAAATCTAGTTCAGCAAGAAGAGTGAATGACCCACTTGATTTTTGTAAAGTACCGGATGCGATAGCAATTAAATAATTAGAGACGTTAGTCCCCCAATTGCTGTCGCCCTCCGCTGGTATTGAATAGGTTACATTATTGAATACTACATTGGTAGACACGCGGTCCCTCCGTCAAAAAATATTTAATTGTAAGAAAAGAGACCCCCCAGCGTCCTAGGGGGTCTTCATGAAGGATATTTACTAACTATGTGTTAGTGATTGCGTAACCGTAAACAAGTTGCGCTGGTTTTAAACAAACAATAGCTTGGGATGTATATAGGCGTAATTCATAAGCATTTTTAGAATCGAGGTGTAGGAAAAGTTCATCTTTACGACCTGGAGTTTGGAAAGAAAACTCTTGAGTACCGATACGACGTAACTGTTTGAAAGGAGCTAGGATACACTCACCTTCTTTAATCATTGGATGTGGTACAACGTATAGTTTTCCGTTTGGTCCCATCAAAGTGATAGTTTCAAACCCTGCGATACCTGTATCTTCTTTTTGTCCACCCATTTGGCGACGTAGATCAGTCATAGTGCCTGACAAATTCATGAATGTCTTAGGTGACATCAAGATAGTTGCTTCACCGATCAAGCCACCTTTAGACACTGCTTTACCAGCCATGTTCAAGATTTTAGCAGTTGTTACTGCTGCGCTTGAGAACGAGTAAGAAGAGCCAGACCACAAAGCGTAAGAACTTGCAGAGATACCGAAAAGTGAACCGGTGTTAGTTGCGATTTTTTGCAATCCAATCATTTCAGCAGATTTAGCACCTTTCCAATGGATGTAGCAATCGCCTGCGCCAAGTGCAGTATCAAGTGCAGAAATACCAGTTGAAGTCCCTGTCACAGTCAATTTACGGTTGTCGAAATCTACAGCAGAAATAGTGAATACTGCATCAGTAGATGAAGACACCAAAGAATCGTCAGAAACTTTGTAGAAATTGATAGTTGCGTTTTCAGCTCCAGCCCAGATGCCCGGTGCCCATCCAGTTGTAAGCATAGTCACAGCAGTTGAAGTTGCACCAATGTTTGCAGAACTATCAGCAGTTCCAAGACCAGTTGAAGATTGACCGTAGATCATTGCGATTTCAAGACGGCGTGAACCAGTTTCTTGAAGGTTCATAACCAACAACTCAGTTGCTGATTTGAAAGATTCTTTTGAAGTAACTGCTTTAGCTGCTGCTTCATAATCCATTTGACCGCGGATGATAATTTGGTTTGCGTCTACTGAAGCCTCTTTCAATTGTGCTGCGATAGCATCATTAAGAGTTTGAACGCCTGCGCCTGCTGCAAGGTATGTAACCCCTGCTTCAGAAGACAAGATAACTGGAAAGTTATAAGACTTACCGATTTTTGCAGATTTCTCGAATTTTACTTCTTTTTGTAGAATTGCAACTTCAGGTACTGCCTTAACTGGACCTTCTCCGTAGATAACTTTGAACAAACCGTCTAGTGTAGACACTGTATTGTAAGATGCCATTATTGAACCCCTTTAAGATTAAATTAAAAATGAAAATAAATTGTAAACGTATTTTGTGATGACTCTGGTTGTGAGTAATCTAAAGGATTGAGTCTGCACTCTGGTATTGATTGCAGACTCGTCTGAAAAATTATGATTTATATTCTAGCGCAAAGCAATATTTTATTTACGTCTTAGACGTTCGTTTAGCTCTTCTTGCCACTCTTCAAGAGTCTGATAACCGCGCCCTTTGCTTTGAGGCGGTAAAGCATGACCTTGGGCTGCTGTCTTTGTGCCTGTAAATTTCTGCCGAGCTTTGAATTGATTAGTGTCATAGGCTCTTAATTTCTTAACTGCCTCTTTATCTAATAACTCAACTAATTGCTCAGGGGTTGCATTCTTTAATAATGAAGCAATACCCGATTGAAATTCGTTTTTCACTTCTTTCGCTAGATCAACGGCGTCTAGTTCAACACCGAGTTGCAAGTTTTTATGAAGTAAAAAAGCAAGACGTTTTGCAGACTCCGCAGTCTTTGGCAAACCTGAAGCGTCTAGTGCATCAATGATGACTTTTTGATAATGGTCAGCTTGCTGTTTTTCCATGGCTTCAAGTTGCTGCTTTTCTTGCTGCTCTTTTAATAGCTTTTCTTGATTTTCATAAACTTCTAGTTTTCGCTGCATTTCACGATACTGTTTTTCCTCAGGACTTAGCATATCGTTTTGCATTTTCTCTAAAAGCATCTGCTCAGCTAACTCGTAACCTTTAGGACCTAGACGTTTCAACAAATTTAAAGGGTCTTGATCTACAGATTGCATTAACTCATAAGCTTTGCGTTTTGCGTCCTGAGCTTCAGCCATTCTTTTTTTTGCAGCTTTAGCAAGTTGCAGCTCTTTAATCAGAGCCTCTTCATTAGAAAGGTCAAACTCCTCCTCTATCTCCTCGCCATCTACCTTAAGTTTGAATTTCTTCAACATAGATTGAGCGTTTTCCTTGGGTGCGTTATCACCCTCTGCCGGGGTAGGATTGCCCTCTGTCGTGGGTGCGTTATCCTCTGCCCCCTCCTCATGTTCGGGGGCAAAGTCTGGCACGCTTGCTGCGATTTCTTCATGTGTACTCATTCATGGACTCCTTTGTTTAACCTATTGGTGGCAATGGTGACTGAGCAGGTTTAGGCAAGTTGACTTGACCGGGAGCTGCTTGTTGTTCTAGTGGCGGTTGAGCGTTGACCATTTCTGGTTGAACGCCTGCGCCTTGTGGTGCCGGTGGCGGTGCGAAGCTAGTTTGTTTAAGCATTGCTGCCATTTCAGGACTCATTTGTTTTGCTAGATCAATGTGTTGTTGAATATGAGTAAGCACAGTCTGAACAATCTCAGGACGTTTTCTGGCCTGAAGAGAGTTGAGCACGCATGAATGCTCAAGTGCATGAATAGCGTGGTCATCGGTTAACAATGCCTCAACCGTTTCGCCGTTCATCATCGCCTCATTTTCAGCGCGTGTTAGGTATTGTCTTGAGCGGTCGTGTTCATAAATAGGTTCAAGAGTCCCGGTAGTTAACACAGACAAATATTGCTCAGGAGTTTTAATCATTCCCGGAGTTTGCAATAGTTGGTTTGCAATCTCAACTCGACCTGCTGAAGTTTTAGTCAAAGGGTTTGCTGTGTCTACAATAACTCTGTTAATGCCTTTTAAATCAGCACCGCTAAAATACTTCATTAAAGGTTGCTTGGTTTTGCCGGCGATGATTGCTAGTCTCGGCTCTTCAGCAAATTCTTGAAGTAGCTCAATGATTGCGGTGCCGGTATTTTCAAGCAATTGGGTGTGTGCTAGTTGAAGCCCCGAATTGAATTGAATGCTTTGCTGCTGCAATAGGGCCATTGCAGTCCCCGACATTGAAGCCGGCGCATCGCCGCGTGATATGCTTGAGACATTGCTTAAAAGCTGCATCCAATCATTGAGCTTGTCTCCAAAGGTAAACACTTCGGGAGCCGTCTGCAATAGATTTAATGGTTGGATAGGGCCGAGCTTAGGGTCAAACTCGACCACTCGCAGACCATCGGTTATATTTGTAACTTTTAAACCTGAGCCTTTTGGCATCTGAAAGTTTTGAACCGCATTCGCTGCTTGATTCGTTAAAATCGCAGATACTGTCATGTCTAGAGCATCTTGAATTGCTAACAAGTCGAACATGTTTGAATGACCTAAAGGCATATCAAAGACTTCAGTTGTGCTTATTCTAAATAAATAAGGACGCTTGTAAGGGAGGGGACCATCGAACAAAATCACGTCTTTGTCAGCTACGATGCTTAGGCGACCATTTGGCATTGACGGAGTTTTGTCGTGGTAAAGTTTATAAATAGGTACAAGGTCTGAAGCGGTGTAAGCAGAGCGATTGATAAACCAAGGGTTAAGCTCAAACTCAACCTCTTGTCGCTCATCTACTCTTAGTTTTAAAATCTTTTCTGCTAAATCTGGGTAAGTCTCAGCCAAGTCATATTTATTTCTGTACTCTCGCACAATGTACCAATGATGACTTGTGTGATTTCTTTTATAAACGTCACGGCAGACATCAAGCATTGAGTAAGGTTGCACCGAAATATCACCCTCAAAGATAGGGTTTTTCAAATCCTCATCAGTTCTGATGATTTCTCCGGCATTTACATCCCAATCTACTGTTAACCAACCTTCACGCAAAACTAGAGCAGTCTCGGTTGCTTTGTTGATTTTAGACTCTAGATGCTTTTCTCTCATGTAGTAGTCAAGAAGACCTGCTCCTAAGTCTGCTGAAGCTTGAGACTCTAAGTCAGAGTTAATTGCTCTAGGTTGCCATGCCGGACGTTGCGAAGTAACCATAACGTGAAGGTTACGAATAAGAGACGCATAGTTATTGATGTGAATTGCTCTTAAAGATTCACCGGCATCTTTAACTTCAGTCGAACCGTAAAAAGCTTTGTAGGATTTTCTAAGCTCTTTCACGATACCAGTGTCACGGCAGTAATATTGCCAAGCTTTGAATTTTTTTATGACTAAATCACCGATCTTTTCCGTTTCATCAGCAGCCCAGTATTTTGTCTGCATGTCCAATGCGTCTATCATATTATCGACATTATCTGCCATGATTAACCTCTTAAGTTTATAAGTTGTGAAAGCTCATTAAAGTTTATATTTTCGCCGTCATCGTCGCTGACTTCGTTAAATCCTAGTTTTCTAGGTAAAGGGTTCGTAGTCACGTCAATGTTTCTAATCATATACATGAGAGCTGCAATAGCATCGAAATGACCTAATTGGGATGAGCGACCGAAGTCCGAGCGATTATCATTCCAAAATCCAAAGGCAATAGACTGCAATAAAACATGGCACTCTTCAGCGATTTCAACCCGATTGTTTGCAAACCATATTCTCATTTCATTGACCATGGCTTCAAGTGAGTCCTTAGAAGTCGCTAAGAAATGACAGTCATGCAAGTAACCGAGGTCTTGAAGTAGCAATAAATTATTATTATCGGCTACTCGATGAATCTCTGATTTACCTTTGAAAATCTCAACCTCTACTTTTTTGACCTGATTTGCTAATATCGGCGTGGTCATCTGAGGTCCATTGATAACAACCTCTTTTTCAATGCAAAGCTTCGCGCGTTTAAAGTCATAGTAACCAAAAAGAACGACCGTCAAGTCTCGTATTCCAATATCCATTGAAACGTAAGATTGCCAATATTTATGATTGTCATCGTATTGAATGCCCGGCTTGAAGTTAGCAGCCTCAGGTATGATTGCAAAATCCTCGTCAATAACGATTTCATTCAAATATTCGCGCCGCCAAGTTGTCGCCTCTGCGCCGCCTGCTTCGTTGCAAAACTCTGCAATCAGTTCATCCCGATAACCGCCATCGTGAATGGTATAGCTATGATATGCGCCCTCAATTTTTGCCTTTGAGATATATTCACAAAACTCATGCGCAGGACTTAAAGGACTACTTGAAGCCATGATTAACCGAGAGTCTGGCACAGTTAAAAGCTGTGGCATCAATACAGAGTCCACGAGATAACCCAAGTCATCAACAAACGCCGCCTCGTCAACTAGAGCAAGGTCCGTACTCGTACCCCGTGCATCGTCAGCATGGCCATTATTAACACCCAGAACATGAATGAAAGAGCCATTCTGAAAGATGTAAGCACCCTCTTGTCCATTCCAAGTGCCTCGATATTTTTTAGGCATTTGCTGAAATATCTGTTTAAAAATCGGGTGGACCATTTTCCGCACTGCCTTTTGCGTAACAGATGCGTAACGAATCTGTGAGTGACTCTTTTTTAAAGCAAAGCAAATTGCAATAATGCAAAGTAAATGGGTCTTACCTAGCCGGCGTGAGCAGTGAAAAACATTAGACCGCTTTGCACCGCTCACAAACTGATTAAAAATCTTTTTCTGTACTGGCTTAAGACTTTCAAAAAGAAATTTAATAGTTTCGACTTTGGTCATTATTTAATAATTTGCGACAAGTTAACGGTTAAACCTAAGTCTTCTGATACAGTCTCGCCCTCAATAGTCATTTTAGCGTGAATTTTTGGGAATAAATATTCTAGTAAACGCATCAAACGGTCCACGCGCTCTAGGTCATTGACTCGAAAAGCTTGAACAATCTCAAAGGGTACATGAAAATCTTGAGAGTCAAACTCTGCTCTAAGCATTGCTTGCGCCTCTTTGGTTTTCTTGTGAAAGCCGCCCTTTTGGATGCCGCCCGTTTTCTTTCCTTTAGCCATGTGTGTTATCTTTTCCAATCAAAAAATGATGTAGCTTTGTTTATAGTTCTTTTTATGTTTAACCGTATAAGATGCCAGAACGTAGGTCTCTTGTACCATGGTAGTTTCAACTCTTGGTTAAGCGCAACTAGGACACTCTTAGGCTCACCCCATTTGTCAATCAAAGGGGCATATTCTAGCCTTTGGTCTCGCAACTCAATAAGGTCATTACCAATGCCAATAAAAATCCAATATTCTAGGTCATCTTTTAATTTCTTTACTGAAAAAATCATTTGAGTGTCTTAATACCTTCATGAAGTTTCAAAGAGCTGACTTCACTTTGTAAGTCATCAAGTTGAGCTTTCAACTCATCAATTGGCTGACTCTTAGCTTTTAAAATATCATCGCGGTAAACCATCAGACATGCCGTAAAAAATCCAATAAGAATAATAAACGGGTCCATTGTGATAAAACCGGCGACTAGACAATAATAAAAAAGGACATGCAGGCTAGTAATATACATGCCTGCATCTAACATCAGTTTTTTCATAGTCCGAATATGTCCATGATTTTTGCTGTCACCTGACCTGAAAATATTGCGAAAATATCAGGCAAAGACTTGTGAATGACTTTGCCGTTTTTTGCTAATACTTCGGAGTCTATTTCAATTTCAGTAAAAACAAAATATCCCTCTTCACGAGAGAAAGTCATGACTTTAACAGGACTAGCTAACGACTGTTTGCTCTCCAGCTTTAGTTTGCTCATTTGTTTCCTTTGGTTCTAGAGTTTCAATTTGACCTTTAAGTTTCATTGCCATTTCACGCAAAAAGTCTGCGCAACCTTTTACAGCTTCAAACTCTTCAGTGTAAAATTGAGTGCGAGTTGTGATGATTTGATGAGCAACCACGCAATGGTCGTGAGCGATTTTAAGCTTTGTAACTTCAGTGACTTGAGTTTCCATTAAATACCCCTTTAGTATGTAATATTTTCAATGTTTAGATTTGTCAATATCTGAGGGTTTACCCCATTCGTGTTTTATCATTTCTTTTAATATTGTGTGCTCTGGAAAATGTTTGTAAAGTTCTCGCGCTACTTGGTCCACGCTTCGAGCGACAAAGGCGACACCGCCCTCATTGTTTATTCTTGTGATAAAAACGCGCTGCTCAGGTGAGATTGTGCCCTTTTCGGACTTAACCTCAATCGCAATAAAGCGTCCGTTAATGACGCCTAGAATGTCAGAAACGCCGTTTATGTGATGAGGGTTTTTTGGTTTTCTAAAGATTTGCTTTTTAGCATCCCAGACCCCGGTGCTCTGGTTTTTCCAACAATAGACACCAATCAGTTTCAAAAATCTCAAAATGCTGTTTTCTATGTTTTTTTCTAAAGTTGCCATGTTTAGATATTGCTAGACCTAGGTCTATATAGTCACGCGGTGAATGAAGTAAATCACAATAATGATTGAAATTAAGACTGCACAATCTTCTAATCTCTTTGAAGCCATGTTATTCCTTTTTCTCATTCATGTAAGGGACCTTTACGGGTCCCTGTTTTAATCCCAGGATATCTGCATAAAAGCTTCGGTTATATTTTCTTAGGGTTCAAAAAATATCCTTAGTTTTTCAAGATCTTGCTCGTTTGGTTTTTTCCGTAATAATAACCAGTCACAAACACGACGCTTGTTAAGCCCGACTCTTTGTGCAAACTCTCTCTGCGAAATGCCGTTCTTATTGATATAAATTTTGATCTGTAGAATATAGTTCATCAAAAAACTTGTCCAGCTTGTCGGTTATGTTTTTCCCGGGGTTTTTGCTTTTTCTTCTCACAATGTTATAGATTGCGAACCGAGTTAGGCCAGTCTTACGCCCAAGCTCGGCGTAATTTACGCCGGTCTTATTCATGTATTTTATGATTTCATTTATATAATGATACTTATACATGAGACTTAAGTCTGGATTATTAAAAGAAGAAATCAAACTAAAAAAGCTCCTCTTTTTCTTTTTTCATATCTGCGCGCTCCTCTTCAGCGATTTCAAGCTCGATAATCTCAAGCATTGCATCAAATCCAGCGTCAAACATAGGTTTTTGATCGTCTACCTCACCGAACCAAAGTTCAAAGATTTGGTCCCTTAGCTTGTACATTTCTTTTAAATATTGATCGTCCATCAATCCCCCGAAAATTCTATTATTAAAGTATTAATTAAATTTTCTTTGGCTTTAATTAAATTTTTCAATTTTTGGATATTTGTTTCTAGAATTGCGTCGGGTCTAGTTTCTTTTTTGATATTTAGTGATGTTAGTTCTGCACTCAAGCAATGGACGTCTCTTTGAATTTTTTCGATTTGATCTTTCATTACTTCCCCCCGGAATAATAAAAAACCCCTCTGAAAAGTGAAGCTAACCAGAGGGGCCAAATTAGATAATGGTTTCTACTACATTATCTTTTTTTAAATTTCGATGCTAGCCTCAACGGTTGCCAATACCTCTTCGTATTCTGAAGGTAAAAGGTCTTTTGAGGTTTTATTAAATCTAAGTTTAATCATGTTTGCCACTTCTTCATTGCTTAGTTTTGATTTTGCAATGAGAGCACCTAACGTTTTTAATTTTTCGATTGATATTACATTAGGATTTGTTGGTGCATAATTTGGTAAAGGTTTTTTTTCTACTGGCTTATTAATTTGTTTTTGTTCATGAATGCGATTGTTAGCTGCTTCACCGTCATCATCGACTTGCGCAACGCCAGAGACCGCCGCTAAGTTGTATCTGCGCGCATAGGTCACAACACTGCCTATAGACTGAGGGTTGTTTAGGTCTTTAATTATTAGAGGATAAGTTGACGTGACATATTCACCACTTGAATGCATCAGCATAGTGATTAAATAATGCTTACCTTCTTTTTCTTCAATCAATTGTGTTACTGCCAATTCATTTTCAGCGAATGGAATTCTTATGGCATCCATAACGCTAGCTAGATCGGCATATTTTGATTTAAAAAACGGATTAGACGAATCCATTAATGCGCCGGTAATTTTTGCTTGTGCTTTACTTAATGCAAGCGCGAGTTTTCCAATTGATTCAGATTTCATTCCATTGCCCCCAATCGGCTTTGAAAAGTAAGTTGTTCGGTGTTTTGCCAGGATTTTTATTAATTAGAACAAAGTAGTCAATATAATTATGTTCATATCCGCGCACAGTTGAGCCAAGTCGAATCATGATTTCATCTTTAAAAATATGCACTCGATAATTATGCCACACAGTCACGTAACGAAGTTGTTTTTTTAATTCGTGAATGTTTGTTGAAAAATATTCAGGTGTTTTTGTAATACTTATCCGATGACCTGAAAGGTCATCGCGCTGAATATCTTGCGAGTGATAGAGTTGCAACCGTACCCATTGCATGTCTAAATCGCGCTCTTTTTTCTTCTTTTCGAATTCTAATTCTCGATGTCGTTTATTGATCTTTTCTATTGGGGAAAGCGGTTCTTTTTGTTCACTCGGATCATTCAAAAGTTCATTGAACTTCCTGCGTTCCCAAGTTGTTTCGTCGTTTATTTCTTCGATTTCTTTTTGATCTATTTCTATGATTTCTTTTTCTTGCATATCAAAGTCCGTGCAAAGTCCGTGCAAAAAAAAAGGAGCATGCAATTGGGATGCATGCCCCTAATATGAGAATCCAGCAAAGCCAGATTAAGAAAATTTTACTAAATAATCAATTGGAATAATTGTGATAGTTGTAATAGCTAGGTGACTTAGTGCCATAAGCTCCGGTGTAAGGATTTACATTTCCTTGTGTGCTGTAGTTATCATACACACTTGAATTAGGGCTTGAACGATAGTGCGGCTGCACATAAGTACCATTACTTCTATAGTAACCATCGACATAAACGTCTGCTTGAGCTACACCTGCAAAAAACAAAATACTTAATACTAATTTTTTCATATTACACCATCTCGACTTCCCACGAGCCTTTTTTCCTAGGTTTCTGTAAAGTTTTTGCACACGTTGGACAAACTGCGCTTGTTGTTCTTAAATAAATTCGCCATCTTGTAGCATATTTAGATTTAACAACTTGGCACTTCATGCATCTGAATTTGTTTTTGTAATAATTCATATTCTCACACTCTTTCATCTAACATAATTTGAATGCTGTGATAAATTTCTCTTCGTGAAAATGAGCGGTTGTACCAGAGTCGGACTGAATCTTGCCATTCTGCTTTTGCGAATCGAGATCTCTCGTGAAAATGCGTAAATATAATGCCATCTGCAAAAAACAAAATACTTAATACTAATTTTTTCATATTACACCATCTCGACTTCCCACGAGCCTTTTTTCCATTGAAAAAGTTTTAAACCCGCAAGTACTTCAGTTGCGCTGTCGCCCTCTCGAAAAAAAGATTCTTGTACTCTGCCCTTGTAAATTAATTTGCATCTAAACATTTTCATAATAACCCCTTAAAATTTCATTTTTAATAATTTCAAAATCACTTTCTGGGATTTGTGATAAAGATGCCCAAAAAATTAATGAATCATTTGTTGCTTGCAACCCAATATTTTTTGGATATGTGCATAATGCACTTTTTTCAGATTCATTTTCGCATTTAATGACTACTATTTTTTTTGTTCTATGTTTTGTAACTTTCATTTTAACTCCGATAACATAAGTCAGTGCAAAGTCCGTGCAAAGCTATAAATCACCAGGTTTGATTAGAAGCCATTCAAGATGTAAAACTTTTAGACGTATTTTGGTGTTTTTGCTTAAGTCTTTAATTTATTTAAAAATAATGAAGTGTAAATATTTCATACAATGTAAAAAAAAATGGCAGGGGTATTGGGACCCCTGCCAAGACCGCTAAGCAGTGTCAGGATTTTAGTCAATAATAATAATTTCAATTTG